TGTAATTGGCGTTGTCTTGCTGTATATCGCCAACAACGTGCAGCTTGCTTGCAGGACTGCTCGTACCAATCCCCACGTCCCCTGTAGATGTGATGCGCATACGTTCGGTGGATACGCTGTTCCAAATGAACGCCCCGTTGGTGGTGTTTATGTCAAATACCATTTCTGGCGCAGACGCTCCAAAACCTGCGGTGATAGCACCGTAGTTGGTGCTTGCCGCATAGAAGTTCAGTCGTGATTTTGTGTTCGCGCCGGTGCCTGTATTGCTCAACCGCAAAAGTTCAAGCGTGGCTCCGCTAGATGCGCTATTGACTTGCAGCTTTACAGCAGGACCAACAGTACCAACCCCCACGTTACCAGATGTGGTAGCAAGGAACGTGTTGCCGGTGACGGTCAGGGTGGACAGCAGACCCGTAGATCCGCCATCAACCTTCTGCCATACCGAACCGTTAAACACGGCCCAATCACCCACCTGCCAATTAGTCTCACCGTCGAGGTTTGTACTCCCTGCCACGGAAACAACGTAATACTGACCTTGGGTGCCAACACCTGATGCCAAGGTGGGCGTGTTGGTAGAGGCGTTCCAGGTGCCTGCATACTTGAGGGCACCAAGGGTTGCGGCATCAACCTGCAAGTATTGCTCTATGCCTCTCATCACGCCTCCAAAATGGCTTCTATCGCGGCAATCAATTCTGCTTCTGTAGCGTCTTCTGGCAAATCTAGGATGAATGGTCCAACAAAAGTGCCAGAAGTACTATCAACAACAGCAACCACAGTCCATAACCCATCGGAATACACAGCCTCACTAATTGTGATCATGGCGCTGTGTACCCTTGAGCGTTGATGTAGATAGCCGATGCCGTAGTGATGCACGCGACGTTCAGCACAGCGTTGGCAGAGGTTTTCAACGGGTTGGAGAAGTCGATGTGCGTCAACGGAGCGTTAGCCGCTACATAGCCACGCCAAATCACCGTTGATCCGTCTTTTAATACAACTTCGGTTGCTACGGCAGAGGCGTTGGAAATACCGATGCTGGTGACGTACCGGCGCAGACCGGCACCAGCGGCAGCAGCAAGCACTACGTCAGTGGTGTTGGTAATGCCACCCGAAGCAGCAGCGTATGACCACTCCAATTCAGGGATTGTGTACGGGCGAACTGTCTGCACACCTTGCAGCGTACACATCAGATCAACTGTATCGCCTGTACTCACCGTGGCATACGCAGCCGACAGACCGCGACCAGCGATACGCACAGGGTTACCAGCAATAGCCGCATCATGGGCGCTCTGGCCGTTCAACGGGCTAGACGGGTGCAGTGCTACAGCCAACGCAGACAGCGTAGCAGCAGCAGCCGTTGATGGTTTGGTGACGTTGGCCCGCCATTGTGGGTTGACCGGATCGCTGATGAACTCGGTATTGCAACCGGTGGTGCCGATACCAAAAGCGGTACAAATCAACTGCGCAGCAGCCGCAGGAGCAACAGCACCGTTAACCGCCATCATGTAAGCCGGAAGCGTAGCAACGTCCAGCGCAGGAATCAGGAACGTAGCGACAGGCAAGTTAGTGCTATTGATGTAAAAATCAATCCGGTCAGCGCGGCGAGCAATAGCTGTATAAAACGGCACGTTGTTTGTGGCCGTGTAGCCGCTAGCAGCCGTATTGGTCTTGACGCTGTTTTGATAAATGACGCAGGTTATAACCCCGGTATCGCTAAGTTCAAAGCCTACGCCGTTTGCAGTCGGAACAGCTACAGTTGGCGTGGCCGGCACAGCGCCCCAACCCCAAAAGCGCAGCGTGTTGGCCTGGACGACGTTGGGAATAATAACCGTCATGCCTTCCGCAAGGAAGTTCAGGCCATCAGGCGAAAACGATGCTTGAGTGCTGATCCCCGCGTAGGCAGCAGCCGTGGTCGAGGACTGCATGACCAAGTTGCCAAGCGTCACCGTGGTAGTACCTGTGGCGACCTTGGTTGTCCACTTGTTGGTAGTGTCCAACGAATCAAACGAATCAGTAAACAGCGCCGTAGGTTCGTTGGTTACTCGCAGGTAACCGTATTGGGTGACGCCTGCCTCAACCCCGTTGGAACCCACAATTGCAGTATCGCCAGCCGAGTTTCCGTATATTTCAATCATGGTCGTTTACCGATAGTAGGATACGTTGAGTTTGGCACCAGAAACCTGATCAATAAACTTGATCCTTCTAAGGTCGCCGTCATAACCAAAAAAAGCGCCATTTGCCAAGGGCATCCCGGTGGTGGCCGTGGGATCAACGCCATCGTCCCTCCAGCGTACCGAATTACCCTCAGCAACAATCATAGCCTTCAACGCTCCATTCGGAGGGGTCAAGCCAGTAGCAGACGAAACACTGGTGATCTGCTGATAGCCCATACAATCTGTTATGTCTTTTACTGGCATGTCACTCGCCCATTAATTGTTGAGGTTGTATCTCTGGCATCTGTGGAGCGGTCAAATCACCGCTTTCCAGGGCAGCAGCCAACGTACCCTGCACTATGTCTTGTATTTGCTCAGGTGTCATCCCGGCTTGTACGGCACTGATCCGCTTGGTCTCAGCATCGTACTCCTTGATCTTCAGTTCCTGGGCTTCCATAGAGTTGTTGACGTTCTGGAGCATACCCATCATCTGCTGCAACTGGCCCTGCAACTGCTGGATCTGCTGTTCAGCAGCCTGCAATGCGGGCGGCTTGTCATCATCCGAGATAATCATCGGATCGATGGTCTTCTCAAACCGCTTCGCCATCTCCTGCGCACCCGGCCAATCCATGTTCTTGACGAACAGGTCACCAGCCACAGCCCACAACTGCGGATTGCCTTGCAGAAGCTGCGCCATGGACTCCAAAGCCTCTTGACGCTTGGTCATGTAGTTCGGGCCAGTCGTCACCACCACGTCGTACTTACCGACAGACGGGTTGTAGATCTTCTCAATAGTAGCACCCGTTTCCATGTCCTTGATGGCCCGTACCGGCATCTGCTGGCTAGGATCAATCTTGGCCATCTTGGTATCGCCATCCACCCCAATGATCCGAGCCACCCGTTGGGTGTCGTAATACTTGGGGATCAGGTCAATAATGATCCTGGTGACGTGCCGGACAGCACGGGCAAGGTTGTCCACAAAGTGGTAGGTGCCGGTATCAGCCTGACGTTCACGGGCAATGATGGCCTTACCAGACCGTTCGTTGCCTGCCATGCCAAGGGACGCATCGTACTGCCCAGTCGTGGACTTGATGTCGTCAGAAGCGCCCATTTTGGCTTGGATCAGGCCGGTTTGGGGGAGAGGTGGGGCAGCACGTTGGGGCAACGGCAACATCCCGCCTTGGGCATCGGTGACATCGGGGTTGACCTCCAGGTACGGCCAGTTGTTCGTGTTGGCCGTCTTCCACTGGTACTCATAACCCTCAAACTGCCCACCGTAACCAATGAACGGGGCCTTTGGAGCCAAGGCAAGCATTTCTGTCTCTGCGGATACCCAATAGTTGTACATCCGTTGCGCATCTTTGGCGTTCCGAACGATACCAGACAGGTAAATCTTGCCATCCACCTCAAACTCATTGCCCACCACCCGGACTACGGGGATGTGCTGACCAGCCCAATCTTGCGGGCCTTCAAGGAACTCAAACCCGTTGGTCTTGCCCCATTTCACCATCTTGCGGGCAGATTCGCGGGTCTTCAGGGGCTTCAACCCCATCATTTCAATGCGCTTGGCCTCGGGTGAGCCAGCAAACGCCGTAATGTTGTTGGGATACAGGTTCAGCGTGGACTTCTTGTGCTCAATCCAGAAGTACTCAGCGATACGAACCGTATCCTCGTTGATCCAGTCGGACACCGAGGGATCGCCCACACCCTGGGCAAGGATGCTGGTGATAGGCGCTGCATTAGGGTACAGACGCTCATACTCAGCCTTGGTGATGTCTTGGGTAATCAAGCACCACTGGGCATCAGCGCCACAGGGATCTTGTATCATGGGGTCCATGTAGACCGAGAAGCTGTTACGGATACGGCCAATCTTGATGTCCTGATCAAAGGACATTTCATCGATGTACTCGGTCAATACCCGGATGTAGCCCTCACCATAGGTCACCTGATTCTCGCAGGCGGTGTCATAGGCCACATCGGCATCGCTCATGTACTCAATGTGCCGCACAATCCCGTTCAGGATCTCAGCTACTTCCAGGTCAGCTTGGTCGTTGGCAGGGATAACCTTGCCAGAGGGCCGATGCTGGCGCTGGTCGTTGGTGACCTGACGAACGTGCTGAGGAAGCTTGTTGATGGTCAAACAGGGACGGGCATTGATGGTCTGCCCTTGGACAGCACCACGGGTCTGCAACACGTCAGCAGGCCACTGCCACTGGTTGTCAGGCGATCCAGCGTAGAAACGCAGGTCGTCTACCTCATCCTCGCGGCTTTCAGAGAACGCAGCCACCGCCATTTGCAGGCGATGACGCATGGTGGAGAGCGTATCTTCGCTACTCTGCTTCTCTTTGCCCCCGTTGGAGACTCTGCCTGCTGTCTGAATACCTGTTTGATCAGCCATGGTCACTTCTTCTTGGGTTTAGGGGCGGCTTTCTTGCCTTCAGCCTTGCGCTTGGTGGAGTAGGCAATGGCTACGGCCTGCTTTTGGGGCTTACCAGCAGCAATCTCAGCCTTCACGTTCTCACGAAACGCCTTTTTTGAGCCTGATTTGATCAACGGCATGCGCATTTCCTCGATTTGGCAGGTTTCTTGGCCGTCTTGGCGCTTTCCTTGAACGCTTTGTCGCTAGGAGCGCCCTTGGTTCCAAGTTTACGCATCTTTTCGCCAGATCCGGCCTTAATGCGCTCACGTTTTGCGTTGATATTAGCGTACAGACCCTGTTTAGCCATTTTTGCTTACATCCCCTGCTGCGCGTTCAAGCGTAATGCCCAACACATACGGTGTTTTGTTGTGAATCTCGGACAATGCTTGCCGGAGACTCTTAATTTCGTTGCCGGAATCGGTCTTGCCTTCCAATTCCTTGATCCGTTCTTCCATCTTTTCAGCGGAAGCAAACAGTTCGGCACTCTTGGGCATCGCTCTAGCCCATGCCCGCAAGGCTGTCAGATTAGGGGTTACACATACTGCATCTGGCATATCAGCACTTCCACCGTTTACGGGCTTGTCTCAGCCGACTGTTAGGGTCTTTGGCCGCTTCAGGGTGGTCACGCATCTGCCCTGCCGACCTTGCACAATAGGATTTACGGCGTTCAGCCCGCTTGCCGGTAGGCTTGTCCTCAGTGACGGCGGTTTGAAGCTTGGAACCAGGGTTAGCCCGTTTGTAGGCCTCAACACCCTTTTTGGTCATGCCAGCGCCTTCCTTGGTCGGGCGGTAGTTAGCACCCTTACCCTTGGTGGTCTTGGCGATCGGCTTGTCGTGCTTCTTCTCGGCCATTAGGCACCCATCCAGTTCGTTGTCATGCTACCTGCACCACGGCCTGATGATACCGTGCGCCTTGCCACCACGTCTTTAGATCGACGCCCTGCTACCGGAAATGCAAACGTGACGGCTAAAGCGTCCGCTGCGTCAGGAGACGCCAACCCTCGGGCTTTCATCTCCTTCTTGCCTTCTAAGTAGATGGTACCAGCCGAATTTGGCTTTTCCATCGGGCCGGTCAAATCGGCCTTCAATTGCTTGTCTGCTGGAATACTAGCAGACCTTAGCCATTCCCGCATCTGACCCCACATTTCTGCTCTTTTATTCCCCCAACTGACCTGATTCTTGGCCTTCCAGCCAAAGTTGACCCCCCTGACCTTGTACCGCTGTTCGTTCAAACGATCCAAAATCCCGTACCCAAGGCCACCTTCATCTATAACAGTCAGCGCAGGCTTCCATTCCTCTATGGCATCAATGACCCGACCCACGATGGTCATGGTGTCCTCACCTTGGTATCTGAGCAACTTGACCAGATCCCGGCCTTTCCGGATGGCTATAACCGTCTTATCAAGACCTCCGCGAGCAGGGTCAACACCGATAACGATAGGAGCATCAGGATCATTCCATGCAGGTCGTTTGGCTGCCTCATCGACGAGTACGGGGCTGATAAACTGACCATCGCCAGCAGCAGGGAACTCACCATAGACCTCAACCCTCGCTTCTCGGGAGTCCTCGCCATACTCTTCTATGATCTGCTGGTAGGTGTTCTTGTCCGTCCCTTCTACGGTACGGGCATCTACCTGCCGACCCACCCAAAAGTCCCGCTTACTGTTGAAGCACTCAAAGAAGTAGCCCTGATTGCGGCGAGGGTTAGAGAAGGCCATCCAGTAACGATCAAGGATGTTCTCCGTAAAGAACCCCGCTGCTACCGACCAGATGCTATCCGGTATACCAGACGCCTCATCAAATATGACCATCATGCCGTCATGGTTGTGGGCACCAGCATAGCCATCAGGGTTCTCTTCCGACCAGAGCTTGCCATCGGCTGACCAGTAGCGGGTACCCTTCTTCAGATCCCGTTCCACCAGTTCGCAAATCCATTGGGCAGGCATTAAACGGGTAGCTGAGATTTCCCACCAGTGGCTGTTGATCAGCATGGCCGTCCACTTGTTCAGTTCACCCCAGGTTACCTGCCGCAACTGAGCCTCGGAGTTGGCCGACACAATAACGGATGCCCCTATACGGGTAGACATCATCCACAGGATCAACCAGCTAACCAGCGCAGATTTGCCTATCCCCCGGCCTGACGATACCGCAGATCGAAAGGTGTTCATGTCCACCTTGCCTTGGTTGTTCCTTACATGGGCGGCAATGTCCTTCAAGACCTCCCGTTGCCACTTCCTCGGCCCCTTGTACTTCTCCAGCGGGGTATTGATCTGCCCCCAAGGAAAAGCCAACAGGACAAACGCCTCGGGGTCATCCTTGATGGCAGGCGACCACAAGGTGGTCATCAACTTTTGTTCGTCGGTAGCACTGTAGCGGGGCTTTTGCATTATTCATCCACCTCTTGTGACTCACCCTCTATATAGTGGTCAAGCCGTTGTTGGGCCTGCTCAAGGGCTTGGGTAATCGATATGTTGGTGGTGATCTCTACCTGGGTCTTTTCCTGCCAGCCAGCACGGGTCTTCAGCCAGAACATCATGGCCTTCACATCCCCATCCACCCCGGCTTGGAACAGGGTCTTGGCCATCTGTAGGTTCTTGTCGGTCAGGCTCTTGGCAAGGATGTCGCCGTAATGCTTCTTCAGGGTCACCTCAGCGATCCCGATGTAGACAGCAATGTCCTTCTCGGGGGTACCTATGGACGCCAACGCTTCTACCTTGGCAGCATCCTCATCGGTAGGGATGTAAGGAGGCAAACGGGTAGGCAGCTTCTTGGGGGCTTTCTTGGTAGCGGGTCTTGCCTTGTAGCCATCCAGCCCAAGGCCTTCAAGGGATATGGTCTTCATGCTTGCCCCTCAGATGGTTCCACAGGAAGTAGGTTGTCAGGACTGTCGCTATTGATACCACCAGCACCGTCAGCACCACCTTGTCGGCCACGGCTATACATACGTCTTGCCACTTCGTAGAGGGCGATTCGCTCTTTAACGTCATTCCACGATCCAATGGCAAAGTAACCAGGATTGGCCCAATAGATAGGGCCGGTCTCACCTGGAAGCTTGTACAAAAGCCCATCCTTCAACAAGGTCGATATATAGTTGGATACCGTCTTGGAATTCAAACCCAGCTTCTCACAGATCGTCGCCCTCTGTGATGCCCGCAAAATGATCTCACCATCCTTGCCAGCAAACGACAACACGGCAAACAACACTCCAGCCTTACCACCAAACGCTATCCCCAAATGCATGGCCGACTCTATGTACATCTTCATGTACGAAGACTCCTTCGCTCTACCCTCCGATCTAGGCAATGACGCCAACACCACCCCAGTCTCCGCATGGATCACATGCAGCGTCTTGTCCTCATCAAATCGGTACACATGACCCATACCTTTCCCTTTACTAACCCTTACTAATCAACCCCATTACAGACAAACATTATAGCTAACTTAATCAATACGAATACGGACTTCCCAGCATTTGTGAAAACTATTAGAGCATAGATGGAAAAACTGACAATTGTGAACGTACCTGTATTCAACAATATCAACCACTTACAAACATTCTATTTAACATAATCCGTAACTTGGCTTATTTACTATCTAGTCTTCATCTTCAAGACAAACAGTAGCCAAGACAAAGACAAGCCAGCAAAAGCGCACATTTTTTTATCAAAAAAATTTTGTCTGGGGGCAAGCAAAACAACATTACAAAAAATTTTGTCTGGGGGGTGTACAAGTACAAGTGCCATCCCGCTCGGACCCATGCCCCTCCCCCTCAAGCCGCCTACCCAGGTTACTCCCCAGTAACATACTCCCCAGTAACTTACTGATGGGTAACCTACTCGATGGTAACTTACTGATGGGTAACCAGCCGAAGCGTGCCCAGGTTACTCCGTAGTAACTTACTCGCCGGTAACTTACTAGCGAGTAACATTGCCAGAGCGTGCATATATAGATGAAGGAGAGGCGACGGCCGGCTCACGCCCTTTTCAGCCTCCCCGACCGACCATTACGTTCCTGATCCTCAGCATGCAATGCCGTGTCTCTTTTGCCGGAACGAATGAAGCATCAAATATTTGTGCGGACAGTGCTTGATATGTGCGGACAGATCATTATACTAAGGGACAGAGACAAGCGATTGTGCTTGTCCTACCACTCGGAGAGATACCGATGACAATCGCCCGCACTATCCTCGA